ATGACCTTGAACCAACCACTGGACAGCATCCTGTCCGGAGGCGGCGAAGCCGTGTCCGAACAGACCCATCACGCCGGGGCGAACACGGGCGCAAGCGAAGGCGAACAGTCTTTCGCGCGCGCAAGTGAACACCTCGACGCGCAGACAACCGACGCCGATACAGCCGAGGCGCAGGATGGGGGCACCCGCTTGGTGCCGCATCAGGCGCTGCACGCCGAGCGGCAGAAGGTGCGCCGCTACACCGAGGAGGTCGCGGATTTCCGCAAAGCGCTTGCGGAGACCAACGCCGCCTTCGAGCGTCGCATGGGACAACTTGTCGAGGCGATCTCGCCGCGACCGGCGCAAGCCCCTCCGCCTGATTTCTTCGACAACCCGGAAGCGGCGACGCGCCACGAAGTGGTGCAGACCGTCTCGCCGGAGTTCGAGCGGATCAATCAGACGCTACATGCCTTTGCCCGCGATCAGGCGATCGGTCGCTTCGACGAGGGCAAGGTGAACGGCGCGGAGCAGGCGTTCCTCGGCGCGCTGCGCGCAGGCCAGCTTGACCCCGCCGACTACCGGCGCGTGGTCAACAGCCCGAACCGCTACGCGGAAGCTGTCAGGTGGCATGAGCGCCAGACCGCGCGCGCAGAGATCGGCGACGATCCGTCAGCCTACAAGGCACGGCTCGAAGCCGAGCTGCGCGACAAGATCCTGGCCGAACTCGGCGGCACGGGTGCACAGCGTTTTGCGCATGTGGTGCCGTCCAACCTCGCCGGCGCCCGCAATGTGGGCGCCAGAAGCGGGCCGGCCTGGTCCGGCCCCGCAACCCTCAACGACATCTTCGATCGCAGGAAGTGACGAGCAGCTGTCGTGCTTGCGAATGGCGGGAGCGACGATTCTCGGCGTCATTGCGAGGAGCAAAGCGACGAAGCAATCCAGTCTGAGCTTGCCGCAGGCGCAGCTCTGGATTGCTTCGCCATAGGCGAGCGAAGCGACGCCGTTCTTTCGAACGGCTACGGCTCGCAATGACGATGGGGCTTAAGTTGCCGTGTTCGCAGGGGTGACGTTGCTCCCTGCCGATCGATTGATACATCACCAAACAAGGACAAGGACACAAATGGCTGACACGATTGTTGGTGCGGGTCTCACTGTGGAGCAGTGGGACGACAAGTTCTTCACCGAGTATCTCACCGAAAATCGCTATTCCAGCGAGATGGGCACGAACGAGAATTCGATCATCCAGGTCAAGGAGAACCTCTCCAAGAAGCCCGGCGACCGGATCAACTTCGCGCTCGTCAACAAGCTGACCAACGATGCGGTCACCGGCCGCAACGTGCTGGAAGGCAACGAGGAGGATCTGGCCTCGCGCTCGTTCGAGGTGGCGATCACCAAGCGCCGCAACGGCGTGCGCGTCGCCGAGATCGACGAGCAGTTCTCGGCGATCTCGCTGCGCGATGCCGGCAAGACCACGCTGAAGGACTGGGCGCTGAAGGACACCGAAAAACTGATCGAGCGCGCGCTTGCCTCGATCAACGGCGTGGCGCTGGCGTCCGCTTCGGAAGCGCAGCGCGACGCCTGGCTCGCCGACAACACCGACCGCGTCTACTTCGCATCCGGTTACGCGGGTGCCGATCACTCGGCCGGCTGGGACCAGCTCGATGCGACTGCCGACATCCTCACCGCCGCGGACCTCTCGGCGATGAAGCTGAAGGCGCTCACGCGGGCCAACCCGAAGGTCCGCCCCATCCGTTCGGAGAAGAACGGCCGGCATCTCTACGTGGTCTATGCGCATCCGCTCGCCTTCCGCGACCTGAAGAACGACTCGGTGATTACCGCGGCGCAGCGCGAGGTGGCGGTCGCCATGGAGAACGAGCGCCTGTTCAAGGGCGGCGATCTCCTGTGGGACGGCATGATCATCAAGGAGGCGCACGGCCTCTACGACACGTCGACCTACACGGGCGAGGGCGCCGGCGGCACCGACACGGTGGTGCCGGTCTATCTGTGCGGCGCGCAGGCGATCGGAGCTGCGTATGCAAAACGCTGGACGTCGAAGCAGCAGATCTTCGACTACGGCGACAAGCATGGCGTGGCGATCGAAGCCATCTACGGCATCGAGAAGATGCAGTTCGGCTCCGGCGCCAACGACCGCGACGACCTGAAGGACCACGGCGTGGTCACGGGCTATTTCGCGAGCTCGACCGTGGCGTAGCTACGAACGTAGCGCTGTCTCTCGTAATCCTCCGCCATCACCGGGCTTGACCCGGTGATCCCGCTTAGGGACGCAGTCGCCCACCCGATCGGGATGGCCGGGTCAAGCCCGGCCATGACGGCGGAGAGTGGGCTCCGCCCTCGAATCCTAATGTTCCGGTGACTCAATGCCCGACATCACCAAAACCCGCACCGACCTGATCGAGCGCGCAGCGAGCGAGCTTGGCGTGCTGCCTTCCGGGCAGCCGCTGTCGGACGAAGACGCCGCCACCATCCGCGCGCTGGTCGATCCGCTGTTGCGGCAGCTCGCGCTCGACGACGTTGTCGATGTGACGGATGCCGACGCGATCCCGGTCGAATACTTTCTGCCGCTTTCGCGGTTGCTCGCGAACGAAGCCTCACCATCGTTCGGCATCGCCTACAGCCTCGATGCAAAACTCGAGAACGAACGCCAGCTGCGAAGGCTTTCAGCGACGCGGCCGACGCGCGAGCCGCTGAAGACGATCTATTTCTAGATGCCGGACGGGAGTGAGATTGATCGATTGCGATATCGAATGTCGCTGCTCCCCTGGTCTGTCCTAATGGCGCGACAGGCGATCGATTTCGTAGCGATACAAACCCGTGTCTTTCAGCTCACGCTCGTTCATGCGAGCCAGGTCCACGAGATCCTTCCGTCGCTGTCGATGGGCAAGATAACGTCTGACCAGGGCGACCAGACCATCGATGAACTTAAGAACGATGACGCTTCGGTCGGTTTCGAAATAGGCTGCTTCGTCGGCGCGCATTTGCATGCTCCAATTCGGACGCAACAGGACTGTTGCTTTGCGCGTCTTGGCGCTCAACGACCGGAATAGCTGTTACCCAGGAAACACGTTGGCGGCGTATGTGATTGACCGCACGAAGATGTGTTTGCTGTTGAACCTTCGAGCGGCGGAGAAGACATGCGCGTCGGACTTTCTGCAAACCGGTCGTGAGCATTCCTTGTCCAAGGTCGCCGCGCGTAACGAGCGACTTCGTTCCGCACTCAGCTTGGTCCGCCGGCGCGAGCACCGATTTCCCTCCAGACCGTCTCCACTGCCGGGCGACATTGCCTCGGTGCGTGCGCAAACAAGGACCGCCCATGACCGCCATCACGCTTCCCACCACATCGATGCCCGGGCAACGGCCGCAGGAGAGCGGCTGGCGGCTGATCAACTGCTTTGCCGAGAGTCTCGGCGAGACCGCGGGCACGCCGCTGAAGCTGTTGCGCGCGCCGGGTCTCCGCCGCCTCGGCACGACCAACGAGACGATTTTTCGCGGCGGCTTTCAGCTCGGCTCGCTCGCCTACACGGCCTGGTCCGGCAAGGTGAACACGCACCCATCGGCCGGCGGAGCGGGGACGGATCTTGCGGGTTCGCTGCCGGGGAACGATCCGGTATTCTTTGCCCGCAACAACAAGACCGCGCCCGATCTCGTCATCGTCTCGCCGGACAACGGCGCGTTCGTTGCGACGACCAGCGCGGTGTCGGCCTATCCGGACGCGGACGTCGGCGCGCCGAATTCGGTGTGCTTCCTGAAGGGCTACTTCATCTTCGGCTACGGCACCGGCGCGATGCGTGCTTCCGCGTTGAACGCCACCTCGATCAACACGCTCGACACGGCAACCGCCGAGAGCAAGCCCGACACTCTATATAGAGTGCTCGCGCGCGGCGACACGCTCATTGCGGCGGGCTCCGAGTCGATCGAGTTCTGGGGCATCAACGGCGAGGCGACGGGTTTTCCGTTCTCGCCGATCACCACGCTCGACCGCGGCATCGTCGGCCGCTACGCCATCGGTGGACACGAGGAGGGTTTCGGCCACGGCATCTTTTTCGTGGCCGACGACTTCACCGTGCGGCAGCTCGAAGGCTACGCATCACTGAAGATCTCGCCGCCCGATCTCGATCGGCTGATCGAGGCGGAGGGCGACAAGAGCCGTATCCAGGTCTCGGTCTATGTCACGCAGGGCCATCCGTTCGTGGTGGTGCAGGGTGAGCGATTCACCTGGGAGTATGACGTGGTGCTGCAGCGCTGGCATGAGCGGCGGAGCTACAACCTGACGCGCTGGCGCGGCCTGCTGCCGTTCAAGGGATTTGACCGGTGGCTCTGCGGCACCACGCAGACCGGCAACCTCTTTTCGATCGACACGGCGACGCGCACCGAAGATGACGAGCCCTTGGTGTGCGAGGTCGAGACCGGTCCGGTGGGAAGCTTTCCGTTCGGTGCCCGTGTCAATCGCCTCGACCTGTTCGTCTCCGCGAGCGCGGGCTTTGCGCCGGGCAGCGATCCGATCGAAACCGATCCGTCGATCGACATCTTCATCTCGAAGGATCTCGGCCTGTCCTGGTCGAACGCCTGGCGCCGGCGCGTCGGTCCGCAGGGCAGGAGCCCGAACGTGACCGTGAACAATCTCGGCCACTGCGGGCCGAAAGGCATCCGCCTGAAATTTCGCTTCTCCGATCCCGTGCACTTCGCGCTGATGGGCGGCGACGTGCAGTTTCAACCGTTGAGGAACTGATGCCGACCTCGTCACCACAAATCCCGCCGATGCCGGATGCGAGCATTCCGCTCGCGCTGCCGGACGGCCGCATGAACCCCGACTGGTACCGCTGGCTGAAGGCGCTGGTCGACATCATCAAGACACTTCGTGGAGAGATACCCTGATGGCCAACTTTTTCGATACTCTGTTCGGCGGCGGCGCCGAGCGCGAAGCGGCGGAGCGCAATCGCGCGGCGCTCGGTCAGTATGTACAGACCGGCAACACCGCCCTCGATCGCGGTCTCACTCGCTCCGAGGACGCGGTGCGCACCGGCGCGAACAGCGCGAACAGCTATCTGACCAGCAACTACGGTCTCTATGATGACCTCCGCAACACCGGCACCGGCATTCTGGATCGCGGCCGCGCCGACTCGCTGGCGGCGCTGAAGGCGGTCGGCGCGGCTTACGATCCGGTGGCTGCGCTTGCGGCAAAATACGGTGCGGGCACGCAACTCTATCTCGACAGCACCGGCGTCAACGGCGCCGACGGCAATGCGCGCGCGCAGGCGGCGTTCAATGCAGGGCCGGGCTACGCGTTCACGCGCGACCAGGGCATCGACGCGTTGAACCGGCGGCGCGCCGCGGCGGGCATGCTCAACTCGGGCAACGCCGACATCGATGCGTTGACCTACGGCACCGGGCTCGCCAACCAGACCTATGGCAGCTGGCAGGACCGGCTCGCGGGCCTGATCAATCCCGAGCTCACCGCGACCAGCACGGCGGCTTCGGGGCGCGCGGGTGCCGCAAGCAACATCGCCAATGTGATCGGCCAGGACACCGCGGCACGGCTCGGCCTCGCGCAGGGCGTGACGGCGGGGCAAGCCGGCGTGAACACGGCGCGCGGCGCCAATGATGTCGCGCTCGGCAATTCGCTCGCCGGCCTCTACACGGGCGATGCCGGCAACCGCGTCGGCATCGCCGGCAACAACGTCTCCGGCCAGATGGCCGCAAACAACCTTCAGGCGCAGGGCGAGGCGCAGGGCGCGCGCAATCTGTTCAACGGCGCCGTCAGTCTTGCGAGCCTTGCGGCGGGCGCCATGCCGGGTGCGGGCGGTTCGTCCGGTGGCAGCTTCAATCTGCTCAACCCCTCGCGCACCAGCACCTTCGGCTTCAATCCGCTTAACGGCGCATTTTCCTTTGGGGGATCACGATGACGATCGCACCGATTCAAATCCCTGGCTGGCAACAGGGGCGTGATCTCGACTTCTCGCAGCTGTCGCAGCTGCCGCAGGTCTATCAGAAGGGGCAACAGGACGCCGCGCGCCGCGATGCCCTTGGCCTGCTGGGGCAGGGGATGAGCGCGCGCGACGTGTCGATGAAGCTTGCGCAGGCAGGCGACCTGCAGGGCGCGGTCACGCTGGCCAACATCGATCGGGTGACCGAACTGACGCCCGCCATGAAGGAATACACCTACGCGCAGCGCCAGGGATTTCCAGGCTCTTTCATGGATTTCAGGCGCCTCGTGCGCGGCGCAAACGGCAAAGCTGAATAGCGGCATCGCATCGACCCGAACGCCCGAACGTCGTGCCTGCGCCGCCGGCATCGGCCGTGGCCCTGCAGGCTTTGCCCGCCGCAAGCCCCTTTCGCCTTCAGTTCGAAATGCGTCAATCCAAGGAGGCCCATTGATGGCCGGACTCTATCCTCTCTCCCGCATGCAGCAGTTCGACGGCAACGGCCGGCCGCTGTCCGGCGCGCGGCTGTTTCTGTTCGACGGCGGCACCTCGACGCCGCGCATCGGCTACCGCGATTCCTCGCTCACCTCGCCGCATCCCAACCCGATACTCGCCGACAGCGCGGGACGGCTGCCGCTGATCTACCTGAATGACGGCTTTTATCGCCACCGCCTGACGACGCGCGCCGGCACGCTGGTGTTCGACGACGACGGGTTGCCGGTGCTCTCGACGACCACCGGCGGGTCCGGCACCTCGGTCGATCCGGACTCTGTCTTCAGGACGCGCGACGTCAAGATCCGCTTCGACGACCAGCCGCTCGCAGGCTATGTGCGGCTGAACGGGCGGACGATCGGCTCGGCGACCTCCGGCGCGACAGAGCGTGCGAACGCCGATACGCAGAGCCTCTACGAAGAGCTCTGGCCGTTCGCCAACATCGGCGTGACGGGCGGCAAGGGGGCCAGCGCCGCTGCCGACTTCGCCGCAAACAAGCCGCTGGCGCTGCCCAACGCCGCGGGGCGCGGACTCTGGGGCGCGGACGACCTCGGCGCCGGCGCGCAGAACGTGCTGACCTCGGCCACGATGACCAACCCGGCGCTGATCGGGGCGACCGGCGGCGCGCAGACCGTCGCGATCGCCCAGGCGAATATTCCGTCCTACAACCTGATCAACGGCACGGGCGTCGTTGCCGGCACGACGGACACCGAGGCACAGGGACACACCCATGCCGTGACCGGCAGCACCAGCACGATGACGTCCAACACGTCGCACGGTCACGGATACACGACGCCGGCGAATATCACGTTTGCGCCGGGTCCGGGCTCTGCGGACCTTTGGGGCGGCGGTCAGTCCGCGGGCATCACCTCGCCCGCGAACATCGATCATGCCCACAACATCAATCTGACGTCCGGCGCGCAAAGCGCAAATCACACGCACACATTCTCCGGCGTTGCCGGCGCGATCACGATCGGCTCGGGCGGCTCCGGCGTCGCGGTCAACAAGCTGCCGCCGCTCATCACTTTCATGATCTATGTGAGGCTCTGAAAATGCACATCGGCAGTCTTCCGGTCGCCTCGAACCGCGCGACCTACTCTCAAGGGTTCCAGCTCTACGACGACGAGGACGACGAGGGCATCGACCTCGCCGGCGCGGTCATCAGGCTGGATATTCGCAAACCCGGCGGCTCTGCCGCCGCGATCCGGGCTGCGATCGACAACAATCGCATCGCTGTGACCGATCAGGCCGGCGGCCGGTTCGAACTGACGATCGAAGCAAGCGCCATGCGCAGCCTTGATCCCATGACCTACGAATGCGGGATCACGATCGAGCAGAACGGCGAAACCACCCAGTACTTCATCGGCACACTGCCTGTTCTTGACGGGATCGTAAGCTAATGGCGATCAAACTCCGCGCACTTGTCAAACATCCGGCCCGGCTCGAGGGTAAAACGGGCATTTCGGTCGAGAGGGAAAACGGCGTCGCGACGCTGGCGCTCGACTTCGCCGCTTTCGGCGAGGCGGTGGCAATCGCCGACCGGACGGCAACGCAACTTGTCCTGATCACGCCCCGCGAATCGTCCACCGTCTACGAGCGCATGGACGTCGATGACTTTCTTGCGTTGACGCTGGATGCCGAACCGACGCTCGGCGCGCTCGCCAGCCTCGATGCAGCAGCGGGTCTCGTCACCCAGACGGGTGCCGACACTTTCACCAAGCGCACGCTGGCCGGCACGGCGAATGAGATCGCGGTAACGAATGGGTCTGGCGCGTCGGGAAATCCCACCGTTTCGCTCGCCTCTGCCTTGACCTTCACCGGCAAGACGGTTGCGAACGGATCGTATACGACGCCGGACATCAATGGCGGGACGGCCGACTCCCTGACCTCGCTGAGCATTCGCTCCAGCGGTTCGGCGTTCGACCTGTCGTTTATCAGCGCTGAGGTCATGACCGCAAATCGGTCGATCGCGTGGGGCGTGAGCGATGCCGGACGTTCGGTCAACCTCGCCGGCAATCTTAGTTTTGCCGGCAACTTCACGACGTCCGGTGCGTTCGCGACGACCTTCACCATGACCGGCGCGACGACGGTCACG